CCCCATCCACGTCGAAGCCCTGCCGGGTTTCGATGTACACGCCGTCCTGGCCTTCGAGGTAGGCGTACTCGATCGTGTCGATCTGGTCGGGCGAGGCGAACAGATACCAGGCCGTCGTGCTCGCCGCATCCAGGCGCGGTTCAGCGATCGGCGTCAAGGCGCGGATGTAGTCGGGCACAAGATCGGCGGACTTGGCCGGCGCGAGGTTCGGCGCGATCATCTGGAAGGCCGCCAGTTGCAGCGCCACCGGCACTACCAGATAGCGCGGCTGCACGTTCAGCACGGTCACGCCGTCGAGCCCCTTCTGCTTGGCCATCGCCGCCATGCCTGCGCCGAGTCCGGTTAGAGCCAGCGCGCTGCCCGCGCCGGTGTTGAGGTTCGCGTGGTTCGAGTGGAACAGCGCGACGCCATCACCCATCGCAGGGTTCGAAGTGATAATGCCCCAGACGGTATCGCTTTCAAGCGTCGCCGCCGCCACGCCGAAGCCGGCCGGAATGCGCGTGAAGGCGCTGAGGTCGTCGTTGATGATGGTCTGGCGGGTGATCGAGACGATGCGGCCATAGGTGGCGAGCTTGTAGGTCTCCTTCGATTCGGCGATCGAGCCGTGGGTGAACTCGCCCTTCTCGTTGACCTTCATCAGGCTCGGCGCTTCGCCCAACTGCACGGCGTTGATGTTCTTGAAGTCGACCGCCGAGCGCCGCCGCGAGAAGGGCAGGAAGGTGCGCGGGTAGGCCTCATAGGCCTGCCGTAGAGTCTTGTTGGCGACTTCGGCGAGGATCGAGGGGAAGTCGGAGGTCGACAGAGCAAGTTTCGCGATCTCGTGGCGCGGCATCCGGCGTGTGCGCGTGCCGGCGGTTTCCAGGCACTCCTTCGCCAAGTCGAGCAACGTCTGCCCGGCCCAGTCGCGGCCGAGGTCGTCCTTCAAGGGGAAGACCGCTGGATCGTAGCGGTGCAACAGCGCCGCCATGATTCCGGCGCGGCGGGTGTCGGTCTGATCGCGCGTGACTACGGCGACCGCGCTGCGGATCTCGGGTTCGCTCGACCGGCGCGCCGCATCGTCGAGCGCCAGCTTGCGGAACTCTTCCATCGACGTGCCCGACTCGACATGCTGAGCGACCAGGTGCGCATCGAGGCCGAGCGTGCGGCCGACCTTCTCGATTTCCCGGATGCGCGCGCGTTCGGCCAGTGCGGCGGCCTGGCGCTCGGCATCGAGGTTGATCTTCACATCGTCACGGGCCGCTTCGCCCGTGGCGGTCGTGATGGTTTCGTCCATCTTCTGCTCCTGTGGGCCAGTTGCCCGTTCGAACTTGAATCCCGCGCCCGGGTCGGCGCCGATTGGAACCAGCGACACTTCCTCGGGCTCCCAGTCGGTCACCAGCACCTGGCGCATTGCCGCTCCCTGCGGCGTCACGTCTTCGATGGCGTGAATCGCCACGCCCATCGAGGCGTTGCGCAGGATGCCGTCCTGGACGTCCTGCCAGACCGGGTCGACGTCGGCGCGCTTCGAGAACCGGACCGTCGCCTTGCCCTGACCGTTCTCGACCCAGGCCCGAGTGATCACGCCGATGACGTCGTCGACCGTAAAGTCGCGGTGCGAGTTCAGCAGTGGCGCCGAGCCGCTCGCGAGGCGCCCCATGCGGATTGCGACGGGCTCCATCGAGAAGCTCATCTCGAAGGGGCCGCGCGCGTCGTAGCGGCGGACGGATGCGCCCGTGTACCAGGTCAGTGTCGCGGTGCGTTCGTCTCGGCCGGCTGGAGCCAGCGCCTCAAACCGGGCTTCCAGCCGTTCTCTCGTTGGGGTCATTCTGAAGCTCCTTCTGTTGCGCGCCGCTCTGCGTGACGCGGCGCGGATCGCAGTCGAGCACGATGCCGCGTTCATCGAGCAGCCGGTTGATCTCGGCGATCTGTTCGAGCTGCGCGTCGGGGTCGTAGCCCTGCTCGGCGATCGCCTGCCGCAGCGTCAGCGTTCCGGTGCGCAGGCGGTTCAGCGTGGCGATCGAATCCTTGTACGGGTCGACGCTGCCGAAGCCGGGCGGCGTCCACTCGGCGCGGAACGGGCCGGGCGCGGGGATTGCGCCGGCGGCGTAGGCCACCGTGAGAAACCGCTCCCATACAGGCGTGCACAGCATCGGAATGAAGGTCAGCCACCGGAAACCCTCGATGCCGTTGCGGAAACTCAGCAGCCCCGCGCGGTAGCTCGAGTAGTTCACGCGCGAGAGGTCGCCAGTCAGTTGCTCATAAGTGAGTTGCAAGCCCGTGGCGATCTGCGCCTGCTTCGCCGCGACATAGTCGCGGTAGCCGGCCGAGGCCGACGGCGAGGCGAAGGTAATCTCCTCGCCCGGCTTCAGGTACTCGATCATGCCCGGCTCGAAGCTCTCGACGCGTTTGCCGGTTGCCGGATCAGGGACGCTCGGCGCGATGGGCGGGCCATCCGGGCCCTGCGGTTGCGTCACGAATGCTGCAAAGCAGGCCTCGATCTTCTTGCGGACCAGTTCGGCCTCTTCGTACTCATCGAGATCGCGCAGTGTGACCACCACGGGCGCAAGCCACGGCACGCCGCGCACCTGCCCCGGGCGGTCTTTCCGATAAATGTGCAAGACCTCACTGGCCGGAACGCGCACGGACTGTAGCGACGCCCCTCCGCGAACGCCCGTCTGCACCACGTCGCCGGGGTGCTGCCCGTAGAGCCAGTAGAAGATGCGGCGGCCGACGAGATCGAACTCGACGCCTTGGATGATGTAGCCCGTCTCGGTCTTCTGCGTCTTCGCGTGATCGAGGTAATCGGGCTCGAGCACCTGGAGCTGCAACGGAACCGTAAGGCCGTCGCTCTCGCGCCGCTGCCGGAAGCGCACCAGACACTCGCCGCTCTCAAACACCGTGCGCGCGATCAGCGCCTGAAGGCCATAAAAGTCGAGTTGCCCGTCGGCGTCGCATTCTTCGATCCACTCGGCCCATGCCGCGTTGATCGTCCGGTCCAGATCCTGCTCGCCGGTGCGCGCCTGCGCCGTGATGCCCGTGCCGATGGCGTTGCCCACGATCTCGGCCACGGCGCGCGCCGCGTAGGCGTTGTTGCGGATCAGGTCGCGCGAGCGTTCGCGCAGCTTCGCGAGCGCCACCGAGATCTCGGCGTTGGCCGAGTTGCCGGTGGTGACCCATCCGCCTGTGCGGCGATCCGTGCGGGCGCCTTCGTAGGCGAGGCGCATGAGTTCTCCGGCGCGGCGCGCGCGCAGCCGGCGCAGACCCGTTTCGGGCGACACCCAGGCGATCGCTTTGTCGAGCCAGTTCATCCTTTTGAGGTCTGAGCGAAGCTGAAGCGGTCCGTCGCCGTGCCGGATTCCGCCGCGAGCGCTTCTTGGATCACTGCCCGCGCCTGAAGCAGTTCCTCCATCGAGCGGTAGGTCACCGTGCGGTCGCCAAAGCGGACGGTCAACTCGCCGCTCGCGATCGCCGCCTCGATGGCATCGAGTTGTTGCTGCGTCCAGGCCACTCAGATTCTCCGGCGTTTGAAGTAAAAGGTCGCCCGCGTTCCGAACTCGCGGACGACGGCGACCAGTTCCCACCCTTGCGTGCCGTATTCAGCGAGAACGCCCGCCGAGTCCGCTTCGCTGGTAATCACCAGGTACTCCCAAGTGAGCGCAGACGATAGCGCCTGACTTCTGACTTTCATCGCGTGAGCCACTTCCTTCCCCGATCGCCCAGCCATCGGGCGCGGTCGGTGTCATCCTCCGGAACGGGACGCGGCCGGTTGGCGGCCAGGATCCGGTCGGCTTCGTTGTCGAGCGACAAGCCCATCGACACAAGGGCCCGCAGCGCGGCGTAGGCATACACGCGCGCGTCAAGCGCTTCCTGCCGCACGCCGGGCTTCGGCCGCCACTCGCGCTTGGGCTGGCCCTTCGCGTAGGTGGTCACCAGCACTTCGCCCAGGAGTTGCTCGAAGTAACCCTCCTCGCGGTCCGCAGGAAAATGCGAGTAACCGGGCGTGCCCGGCGTCGGGTTTCGGAGCCGCCCGTAGATCGTCTCCTTCGCCGTGTCCGTGCCCACGATCCACGGCTTCTCCCCGCGGATGTTCTTCGCCGTGGGCTTCCGCTGCCAGACGGGCAGTGGCCCACCCTTGCCCTTCACCGCGAAGATGCGCCGGTGATAGCGCGTCCGGCAGAACTCATACACCGCCTGCGATTCGTAGCCGGAATCGATCGCGCACGCCGCCACGGGCAGCGAGATCCCGGTTTCATGAGGCCAGTGGCGCTCGAGGTATGTGTCCAGTTCCTGCCAGACCAGCGCGCCCGACGGATCGCCCGGCAGCACGCGGTACTCAATCGACCACGATTCCTCGCCGCGCCCCCACCCCACGAGCTCCAGCTCGAGCCGGTCCTTCTGCACATCGACGCCGGCTGTCAGTACCACCACGCCGTACGGCGCCGCCGCCCGGTAGTGCTCGCGCCGCGCCATGACCGTCGCCTGGTCGACCGTCGTTTCTGCCGCGTCGTCCCAAGGCTCGGCGAGCACCGTGTTGACGAACTCGCGCAGCGTCTCGATCGACTTCTTGTCCGCGAGAAACTTCTTGGCCAGCGTGCCCCACTTCCGCCACGGTGAATAGAGACCGTTGATCCAGAAGCCCGCCACATCGCTCACCTCGGGCCGCGCCGCGCGCCATTCACCGGCCCTGAGCATCTGGTGCTTCTGCCAGTCGGCGATCAGCTTCGAGCAGTGCTCGCAGCGGTAGGCCGCCTTCTCCGGCGCCTCCTTGGGCCAGACGAGGTTGCCCCAAGCGAGTACCTGGTAACCAAGGCAGTGCGGGCACGGCAACCAGAAGCTCTGCTGGTTCGAGTTGAGCCAGGCCT